TTAAGGGTATGATGACCTCTGAGAACGCTATACTTATAATGATTGGTAACCCTATAAGGTTGAGTGGATACTTCTATGATACACATAATAAGTTAAGTGATAACTATCAGACATTTGCGTTTTCTTGATTAGATTCACCTAATGTTGATAAGAAATATGTTGAGGAACAAGCACAAGAGTATGGTATAGATAGTGATGAATATAGATTTAATGTATTATGAGAGTTCCCTAGATTAGAGTGAACTGATGATGGTTGATGGATACCGTTACTACAAGCTAGTGATTTGAATTTAACTTCTGATGCAGAGATTAAACCGTTTAGGTTGGGGATAGACCCCGCTTGATTAGGTAGAGATGAGTCTAAATTTGTAGCTAGGGATAACTTCAAACTTAGAGTGATATGAAGCGAGAAGACAAGTGACGCTAAAAGTATAGCTGGTATAGCTATGACACTTAGTACACAATATGAGATACCAGGAGAGCAATCCTATATAGATAACTTCTGAGTATGAGCTAATGTTGCACAGGAGTTATGATTAGCTGGTATAAGAGCTAATGCACTCAATGTAGGTAACCCTGCTAGAGATAAAAAAAGATTTAAGAACATAAGAGCTGAAGCATATTGGGAGTTTAGGGAACGATGTAAGAGATGATGACAGCTTGTTAATAACAAAGCCTGGGAGGATGAACTCCTAAAGATTAAATACCGTAGAGATTTGGACTGAAGGATACAGATTATGCCGAAGGCGGAGATGAAAAAGAGGATGTGAAAGAGTCCAGATACAGCTGATGCCGCTATGCTAACATTCATTGATGGGGAGGATGTACGAGATGATGATGATGTTATTGATGTCAGTTACTGAAGAATGCTATAATACAAAAAAGACTCTACCTTTACGGGTAGGGTTTTTATAATAAAAAACACAATATTGTTGGATTTAAATGACAAGCTATAAAGTATTATAAAGCTAAGTAATAATATCCAGATATAGATTTCTAACGCAACTTCCTCTCAAAACCAGTACAATAGAAGGAAATTTTTAATACAAATCTTTTTATTACGAAGAAAAGTATTAAACTCATACTTAAGAGTCCTACTACTATACGGTTTTGAGAAGAAGTAGATATAACTGTCGTATACAACATATTATATTTGTCATATTACTTATTGTCGGGATATATAATTTATACTTTACAAACTATATATCCGTCAATGAGTTTCTGAACGCCCACTCCTTATAGGTAAGACCAGTCAACTTAACTATTCAAAGGATATTACTATCCAATGCTCACATGTGATTATAATGATTTCCTACCCAATTGCAAGTAAAACGACATATTTTCTTAGAAAATGCACTTAGACAAAAGTTCACTATTATAGTGAATTTGTATGTTTTCATTAGTTAAGCATATATGATACTAAATTTCGTTAAAACCAATAATAAAAATAGTATATATAATATATTTTTAAGAATATGCTTCATAATATACAAAAATCAATAATTCTATATATTTTTTCTTAAAATTTATTGCTTAAATTTAGTTATATTAGGTTATAACTATAAACTTTATAAATTTATTCTAACGATTTATCCATTTTATATCAAAACAAGCTAAAAATATGTCTTTTTTTAGAAAATATGCCCCAAAATTTGACAACGTATACGAAATCATTATAATTCAAGTATAATATAGTTTATACATATAAATAAATATGGAAGAAATAAGACTCCCAAACTGATTAACGCTAGATAAGGTTCAAGCACAGGTTATGAATGAGTATAACACATCCATAGATTTTGTTAATGATAAATTGGATTTATTTCGTAGAAGGGAAACCCTTTATATAGATAATACCAATCAGGAGAATAAAGTTTATGTAAGATTAGTGTTTTCAACAATACAAACACTTAAAGCGTTATTCTCACAGAATAGTATAGGTGTAGAATTTAAAGGTAGACGTGTATGAGCAGAGCAAGCAGCATCAAATAGGCAAAATCTTGCTAAGTTTGATTACGAAGAGATGGATTTGTGAGCTAAAAAAGACCAAGTCCAAGATGATAAACTAACTTATGGTGTAGCTATTGAGATGGGAGATACCTACGACCAAGTACGTAAATGTCCATGAGTATTAGTAATTGACCCTAGATGTTGGATACCAGATATATATGCTGATGTAAATAGATGAGCATCATATCATGGATTTGAGCTTAAAATGACTAAATATGAGTTTAAAGCATCAGCTTGATACTTTAATGAAGATAATGTTAGAACAGACGAGGAAATACAAAAAGACATAGAAGAGTATGTACAAAGTGGTAAAACTTGGGAAGAAGCAAGAAACCTACAAGCACAAAATGGAGTAAGAAACCTATGAATATCATGAGATATAGAATGAGATAATGCGTTATATAGTATTTACCGCCACATGACTATATTTGGTGGTAGAAAATATATTACAGAGTGGGCTAATAATAAATCATTATTGATTAGATGTCAAGAAATTAAAGCTGTAAGAGACGAAGAAAAGAAAGACCCATCACTTATACCGTTTCCAGTAGTAACTCGTAACTGGATAGAGAAAAGAGGTGACCCTTACGGAGTATGTGTAGCTGATATACTAGAAGATAAACAAAGAATGATTCAGTTATTTATGAATCTCAATAAAATTAAAGCAGAAAATGAAGCATGGTGAGATATATTCTTTTATGACCCAAATGTTGTTAAAAATATTGATTCATTAAAGATACCAGCAATAGATTGACCTAGATATGTTAAAGCAGACCTAGCTAGAGGTAATCCTATGATAGAAGCACCACGTTCACAGGTAAAACAAGACGCATACAATATGCCTAATGTATTATCTTCACAGGGTATGACTGATATAGGGTTAGATTCAAGAACTATGGGTGCTTCTGAATGAGCACAAATATCAGCAACAGAGAATCAGAGAGTACAAAAGAACGCTAATCTAAGACTTATGTTGGGTATGAGAGTAAACAACAGAGCTGAAAAGAAATTCCGAGATATACTACGATTAAGACCATATCAAGAGTTCTTCAAACGAAACGACAAGAAAAACATATATATAAATTCATGAGTAGGTATCACACCATGAATTATACAACAACCAGACTTTAGTACATCTAACGATATTAACATAGAGATAGTATCTCAAATGGATGTAGAGGAAGAAAAAACAAACAAACTTACTAAGGTATTGCCATTGATAAACTTTGCATTAACAAGACCAGGAAGTAAATATTCTAAAGATAAACTCCTAAGGGATGTATACACTTGGGCAGGATTAAGTAGAGAGGATGCTAATGTTTATATAGATTTATCTCCAGAAGAGATACAAGCAACAGAGGACTTAGAGCTTATCAATAGAAATGAAATGCCTAAACAATGTGAAAACGTACAAGAAGACCACTGGACTTATGTTGTTATCTATCAGTCAGCTATCAACACAGACGCTAAATGGAAAGCTATAGAACAGAGAATGCAACTATATATGTTATCTTGACAAGCAGAAAAAGCAACACAATCTATGAGTCAGCTTTGAGCGAATGACAATCTAAGTAATACACAAGCACAAGTAACATCTAACGCACTGAATCAGCAAGGTAGTGCAGCTGTAGGTGCTGCATCTTTACAATCTTTAACTAGCTAATGGTACAATCAAACGTAAAACGTATAGAGGTAAAAGAGGATGAGGTAAGAATACCTGAAGAGGTACTAAGATTAGAGTCATTGTTATTGGATAATGGTTGGAAAATGTTAATGGAAAGATTAAACAATACCATTATATCATCAGAGAAAACATTAAAACAATCTATGCCACTATGATTAAGTAAAGAGGAAAAAGAAACTTATTATGATGATATGGAGAGAATAAAACTAAAGATTAACGCTTACGAAGAACTTATAGCATTACCAGAACAAATGATACAAGAATATAGTAACACAGATTTTATAACTAATTATTCAAATGGCTTGTAAATGAAAAGGTAAAAAGAAAGGTGGAAAACGTTAGAACTATTATACTATGGGGGTAGACACCTACTCCTATAAATAATAGCCCTGCAAAGCTATTCCCGCAGAAGTGAACTGCTTTTAATCACTAACCAATATAAATGGCTGAAGAAACCATTATCGCTGACGAGCAAAATGAGATTGACGAATCAAATGAAACAGAAGTAACAACCGAGTCTGAGGAGGAGGATGATACCTATGTTAATGACCTTGAAGCTAAACTTGCAAAAGCAGAAGCTGATAAGGAAAAATGGGAAGCTAGATACAAAAGCACTAAAAAGCAAGAAGCTAGTAAACCAAAAGTAGAAGTTAAAGAAACAAAAACAGAAGTTAAAGAAATTGATTTAGAAACTATTGTAGAGAGGAAACTTGCTGCTATAGAAGAACAAAGAGATTTCATTAAAACTTACGGGCAAGAGACATTTGATGAAGTTAAAAAGATTAAGGAAAAGCACCCAACTCTATCACGAGAAGATGCTTACAAAATTAGTCCTATAGCTAATGACCCCGCTAGTAAGGCAAACCCTGAAACATATAGTATGTGAGGTAGGGCAAACGTACAATCTAATAGTAAAATTATCACCCAAGAGGAGTTAGTTAAACTAAGTAAAGATGCGTATAGAATTATGAAAGACAAAATCAATAAGTGAGAGATAACACTTAAACAATAAAACTAAAATTTTTAATTACTTTATTTATAATAAATGGCTGAAAACACAATTATCGTCAAGGATTTTCTTATGAAAGAAACCATTGACCTTTTAGACAGAAAAGTAGTTGTTGCACCACGAGCTAACAGAGCTTTTGAAGGACAACTTAAACAACAAGGAGACACTGTAACAGTTCAAACATTCCCTAGAATAGCTCTTACTACAGGAGGTACTGCTGGAGATGATATTTCTGCTACAAACTTCACTATTACTGCTGAAAACTTTAAAGTAGAACAAGTTGCACAAGCTCTAGTACCAGTTAAAGATTGGGAAGAAGTTAGAAGTAACCTTAATCTACAACAGGAAGTATCTGCACAATTAGCTTATTCTTTGGCTCAACTTTACGATACACATATCGTTACTGTTGCTTTGGCTGGTGCTGGAAACGCTGTTGATACAGCTGCTTTGACAAAATCAAACATCTATGCTGAAATCTCTAAAATGAGAGTTCTTCTTTCTAAAGATGACGCTATGGAAGATGCTGCTTTGTTTGTTAACCCTGATATAACATCACTTATCAGACAAGCTGCTGAATTTGACGGATTTAGAGAAGGTCTTTCTGTAAGAGAAAACCCATCTTTCGTTGGTAGACTTGCTGGATTCTCAGTTTATGAATCTAATGTATCTACTTTGGGAAGTTATATGTTGGCTTTTGATAAAAAGGCTGTACACTTTGCTGAACAAATGATGAAAATGGATATTAGAAAAGAACCTAAAGGTTTCAGAACTAATATTATGTTAGAAACATTGTATCAAGGAAAAGTATTCCCTGTCAATGCCAACAGAATTTGCAAGCATCAATACACCTTAGGTTAGAACTACAATACACAATACTATGTATGGGAAATAACCCATATAATAATGGTTGCTTAGCGGCGTAAAATCTTGAGGGGTGATAGAGACC